TCATGCCGGACTTGCCTTTCTCACTCATGAACTGAGCCTTGTACTTGTCCATAGCTGACTTGGAGAACATCCATGAAGGTTGCCATCTTCCGTCTTCTACCGCTTGTCTACATCTGTATACCTGATACACGATATAATCAACTATACGCTCTTCATCAAGTCTTGGAATACCGAAAAACATAGGCAACACACCCAATCCATTCTGCAACTGCAATGCTACCTGACCGCTCTGCGTGAACTTCCATTTCGGGTCAATCGTCCTCTTGATTAAAGATTCTATCATCGAACGTACTCTTATGGTGCTTTCTTGTAATTCCATTTCTTTTCAATATATATTGTAATTCCTTCCTTGCCCAAAAGATACGGCTCTTGACTATATCCTCCGAACGTTTCTCCAAATGCCCCATCTTGTATTCCATACTGGTTATCTCCCTGATTCCATGCCCCTGTACAAAAAGGAGGAATGGGGATAACCGGTGAGGAGGTATCTTCATCAGGGCCATATACACTTTATCGGACAAGTTATCCGCAAGTGTACCGAACCCTGCATCCACAATCATGCTGTTTCCGTTCTGATACAATTCTTCCTGGGTACACATCTCCACATCTGTATAATGGGATGATTCCTCAGCACGTTTCTTGTTCTGATTGAAACACGCTCTCTTGGTGCAGATATGAATCCAAGTATCAAGCTTCATCTTAGGGTCATAAGAACCGATATAGTTATACATTTGGGCGAGACAATAATTGTAGTTCTCATCCACGTCCTGATAATTATCGGTATACCTTCTTGTCAGACTCTTGATACTGGAAAAATTCGGCACTATGTACTGGTTGAACAGCTTTTCCTTTTCACGAGGGCTTAATTGCTTGCACCTCGCTTCTCTTTTGACTGGAGCTGCATCGTCTGCTGTTGTTGTTCTCTGTTTCGCCATTCTGTCTTCACACGTTTTAGAAATAGGGTTTCACTTTGACGTGACAAACCGACGAATTTGCAATAATCCAGCCAAGCCTTCCGACATCTGGCCATCATCTTCCGATTCTGTTCCTGTTCAGGAGGCATCGGTTCTGAAATGTCCCTGATGTCTATTAATTTCACCAAGTCTGAGTGACCTTCGTAAAAATTGAAGAAGTCATCCACCAGCATATCACAATGTTTGCCAACATCATTACATTTTACGGTTCTCTTGCTTGCTATCATACTGATTCAGAGTTTATAACGATGAATAAAATGAAAGAAGATATGGGTAGCGTCACCAACATTGTCATCCCCTTCAGGGTCAATATGCCAACGTTTGATTGCATACTCCATCATCTTTTGCTTTGAAGCATTGCCATCACCTGTAGCCCACCTCTTAATTTCACTCACATTGAACACAATTAACGGAATGTTAAGGGTGGCGCACAGCTCAAACAGCACCCCTTGGAATTGCGATAGCTTTTTCAACGCATTAAAGTGTTTTCCTACATTCACATCTTCCGAAGCAATTACCTTGATGTTGTTTTCCTGCACAAACTTGATAATGGTATCTCTAAAGCACTTATGTTGCTGATAGTCCTCTCCAAGTTTCTTTGGAGCCTTAGCATCAGAAGGGAAATACCATGTGCCATAACCATGCGTGGAATAATAACCCGTATGTTCCGCACAATCCAATGCAAGCACATTCTTACGCTCCAATTGTGCCAAATACTCTTCTGTCATCCGTTTCATTGACTATTAATTTGAAATTGTTGATACTCCTTGTCTTTTTGTTATTAATAGCTTATGCGGATAGCCTTCAGAAACAGCACCTTGGGTAATGAGAAGCGATGTCTGCTTCAACTTGTTCAAAGCATCACAATAGGTGGTCATACCCATTTCATCAGACTTGTCAAGAAGCTCGTCAATGATGATAAAATCAAGCCCCTTTCCATCCTCACAATTGGAATTAGTAAGGGTATGCAAAGACAAGATGCAAGCAAGGTTCAAGCGTGCTTTTTCACCACCGGAGAACTTATGATAAGAACCGCAATCGATGCCGTCACGCATAACCTGAACGGAAATCTTGTCACGAAGCTTACCGCTCTTGGTCATTGTAAAGCCTTCCAGTCTCAATCTGATGTCAGAACCGATTTTTTCAAGGAAGTCATTCACGATATATGAAAGTGCGTCAATCTTCTTGCGGGCGATGTAGCTCTTGAACATTGTAAAGTTCACTTCCTGACCCTTCAGCTTATCATATTCATTCTGAACGTTTTGAGCCGTTTTTTCGGCATTTTCAAGGTCAGCCTGATACTTCTTCAAAGATTCATTCAAAGATGTCTCAAAATCGGTTTCTGGAGCCTCCATAAGCTCTCTCTTGGTAGTCTTGTACTGGTTGAGCTTCCCTTTTTCGAATTCAATGCTTGATAACTGTTGCTCGATAAAGTTCTTTCCGTTCATGATTCTTCCTTCAATCAATCCGGTAATCTCACCGAACAAACGCTGACGGAGAACTTCAATCTTGCAATCAATCACACTGAACTCGTTTTGGCACAGAATAATCTCCTTCTTTACTGCTTCAATCGCCAACTCCGCCTTGCTGACTTTTGCCATCAATGTACGGGAAGCTTCATTCAACGATTCAAGTTCTTTCTTCCGTGAAGCAATATCCTTTTCAATGCCTGCTGCTTCCTTTTCGGTTTTTATATATTTCTTGTTAAGGTTGTCGAATTCCTTTTGCCAGTCGTCACCATCCTTCTTATGCATATCAAGCGACTTTTCCTCTTCAGCCAATTCGCTCTTCAAATCATCTACACTTTTCTTGTTGCTTATATCGAATTCATAGCCGCAATTCGGACATTTGACAGCTCCTTCAATCATGGTCTTGATAGTCTTGATTGAAAGTTCACAATCGGCAATGCAATTTTTATTACCATTGATTGCGCCTTCCAGGTTATCAAGGTCTCTATCAATTTTGTCCAGCTCTTCATTCAGTTCGCTGACTTTTTTCAACGCATCCTTGTTAAGCTTCTCATGTTCTGATTGCAATGCCGTACATTGTTTAAGACCGTCTTCATAAGCGGCACTGCAAGCCTTCCAGCTATTTTCGGCAGCAACAATATCCGCTTTAAGTGATTCAAGCTTATTCTGCTGATTCACCAAATCCCCCTTGTATTTTTCGGAAATTTTCACAAAATCACTGATGGTACCAAGTTCGTTCTCTTCGCACATAACCTTGAATTCCCCATAAGCATCAAGCAATGAAATGTCAGATTTTTCCGCTTCTTCAACACGTGTTTTAAGCGATTCAAGAATATTCATGCGTTTTTCTGCCTTTCCAAGCTTATCCTCATAATCGGCAATCCTTTCACGACATTGCAGAATATTGTTGTCGATACGCTCAATTCTGACCGCACGCTCATTGATGGCATTGGTTTTCTTTTCGTCAACATTGGCCAGTTCGTTTTCAATGGCAGAGATTGAACCCTTGATATTGATTACCTGACTGTTTGCCTGACGCAATTCTTCCTCAACGGGTTCCATATCCTTATGGACACGTTCAATTGATTCATCGATTATCTGCCCATTGCTGAAACGGTTGATAACTTCCTTCTTATTTTTGTCAGAACAATCAAAGAATGATTCGTACTTGTTGTCGCAAAGGATATAGTTATTATAAATGTCATCCTTGCTCAAACCTATTTCACTGAGAATAAACTTATTGTAATCAGCTACTGTAGGCTGAATGGTCTTGTCCTTTTCAATTTCATTACCATCGGTATCATACTTATGGCACACAATAATTTGCGGAGCATTGCGGCTGATTTGCCGATCAATTATCAATGTCGTATTATCATAGTCGTTTTCCAATTCCAACGAAACAAACGCCTCGTCAGCATTGTCATTGATGATTTCCTCGATGGTCTTCACTTTACGAAGCTGCTCGCCGGTCAATGCAAAGGCAATGGCCTCAATCAAAGAAGATTTGCCTGAACCATTGCAAGGCTGGGAAGCATTGTCTTCATTACGACCGAAGATAAGCGTAGCCACACCCTGCTCAACTTCCAGTCTCGCTTCACGGAAAGAAACGATATTTTTTATATATATGCTTTTCAGTTTCCACATAGATTAACCCTCCAAATACTTGATTCCCAACTCACTGTCTATCTCCTGTTCATTGCAGAAGTTCCGATATTCTTTCTTGATTCCTTGCTTGTCGAATTTTTCTTCAATGCCCATAGCAGCCGTTTCTTGGACCACTGATGTGTTGAGTGTAAGTTCAACTTTATTTGCACCTAAATCCAACAACTGCTGTTTGTCGAACACCTTAGCCTGCTGTTCCGTACAGCGAACCTTCACACGAACCTTACAATACTCCAAAGTTTCCTTATCAATCAGCTTATCAATCTTGGATATGTCATCATAATCAATGTCGAATGTCTTGAACCGTTGGTTTGCCTGATTCTTGACAAATTCCGTAGAGCCATCAGTATAAAGGATGGTATAACCCTTTTCTTCATCTTCACCAAAATTATGCTGACGAGATGAACCGATGTACTGGATATTTGTTCCCTTGATATGAATACGATTATGATAATGACCGCACAATACAGCCTTATAGTCCAAAAGCGGCTCTTGCGGAAGCTCACCTTCGATTTCGAAATTACCCAATGCGCCATGAACACCTTCATGGATATAGAGAATAATGTCCTGTTCAGAACGCACGACATCGCCATGCTTGGTCAATGCTTCCGTGAGCATTTTATCCAACCAATCAAGGAACGAGCCGTTTTCTGGGAAGTAGCTCATTACAGCAAGAACGAAATCACATTCTTCCCAACTCAGGATTCTATAGGTATCAATTACGTCAATATTCTTCTGACCAACCCACAAATGATTATATCCATCAAACGCTTCCTTGTCCACAATGTCGTGGTTTCCTTCTGCAATGGTAACATACATGCCTTTGGCCACAGCCCTGTCCAAAGCCCCCTTTACAGCAAGCAGAACGGCCAAAGTCTGTGATGAACGTTCGGTGAACATGTCACCGCCAATTATGATTTCTGATATACCTTCACACTGACACACCATCAGAGCTTCATCCCAGTTTCTATTAAACTCTGCTATGTTGTCCTTGGAAACATGTATATCATTGATTAACAAAGCCAATGCCTCTTTCATAGTCCCAATCTTTAATTAATGAATACATAAAAGGAGGGGTAAGGGTATCATGACCGATACCCCTCCGACACACGCTTATCTAAAGATTGGGTTTATCTTAATCTACGGGCATGAAGTCTACGGCGAGGAGCTTCCTCAGCCTTTTCTTCATCCTTGTCAGATTCCTCTTCAGGTTCTTCCGCCTTGGCTTCTTCACTGCCTGGACGTGCTCTTCGTTGACGAGCTGGAGCCGGTTCAGGTTCAGGTTCAGGCTTGTTATCGGTATCATCATCTTCAGGTTCTTCCTCTTCTTCCTCTACCTTTGCCTTTTCCTTTGGAGCACGGGTACGCTTAGGCTTTTCTTCCTGTTCTTCTTCCTCTTCAGGCTCTTCCTTCTTAGGAGCTTTCTTGGCTGCATCCAAAGCCTCCTCAACCTCTTCAAGAATCTGTTGGTTGGTCTTGGTACGTGAAATACGGACATCGATACCATTGTCTTCAATGAACTGACGAATCTTTTCACGCAAGTCCTGATATTCATCCGAGCGTTCACCAAGGTCTTGGTCAACAATCAAGTCGTATTCAGCCCAAAGTGAATTGATGGTAACTTCATCCTTGCCACCTTCCTTGCCTGCTGCACCTGCCAAATCAAAGTGCGAATTGTCATCTGCCGGAAGTTCGCCCTTCAGCTTTTCAACGGCTTCAATGAAATCAGGTTCCTTGCACACTTCCATGTCATGCTTTTCATCATACTGCTGCAAGAATACCAATGTAGCTTCGAACTGATACTTGGTATAACGGAAAATCTGTTCTGGAATACGTGGAAGTTCAAGAAGCTTTTCAACTTCCTCTTCCTTCACGTTTACTGTCTTACGACCAATTTCAACATCGTAATCTGTCTTGCCGTTGTTGTTCTTTCGGATTACCTTTACCGGGTAAGCATCGGTAAACCATGAGATAGGACACGTTTCTTGTTCTCCATCTTCACGCAAATCTCGCCACAAGCGCATCTTGGCTTCATCGATGGTCTTGTACAATGAATGAGAACATTGCCACAATTGAGGACCTTTTGCACGTTCCTTGTCAGTACTGAGGTCAAGCAACATGATTGCATGCTGATAGTTCCACTTCAGACCACCACTGAAACTGTTACCGGTGATGAGCTTAATCAGTTCTTCATCATCGCCATACATTTCCTTGGCAATCTTGACATAGGTATCAATGAGGTCAACCGAGAAATCAACACCCTTGTCTGTAGTACGGATTACTGGGATGTTTACCACTTTCTTCTTGCCACCCTTCTTGGAAGGTGCTTCGATGGCAAGGAACAGCTGACGAATCGGATATTCGTAGCCCTTTCTGTCCAAAGGAAGGACATTGCCTTCAGAATCAATCTGAGGTGCCAATGGTAAAATACGGATGGAATACTCACCGTCTTCTCCGATACGGAAACGCTCAACTCGTGGAGAACCGGCTTCCTGCTTTGCTTTTTCTTCGGCTTCAGAGTAGGTCTGTTTTACCTGTGCGAAAAGCTCAAATGCACTTCTCTTCTTCATTTCTTCGCTCATCTTTAGATAATTTTTTGTGCGAAGAGATAAATCTGCTCCAATCGACTTCTTGATTCAAGTAAGCCTGGCTATAAAACTCTCTCATTTCAGGAGCATTCAACATTTCCTGACGAGGAATTTCAATGCCCCATTCTTTAAGGGCATACTCAACGACTTTCTCTATAACATCGTTGACATCACGTACTCGCTCCGATTTAAGCTCGCAATACTCGAATTGTTCGCCATTGATTGTTGAGGTATGAATCGGAGCAAACATATCCTCGAAGAACTTGTACAATGCAGTCGGATGTGGATGGTCAGGCAATGCGTCTGACAGATACTTAATCACGACTGAGAAGAAGTACGACAAATAGGGTAAGTTCCTATTCTTCGTGTTGTCACAAATAACGAACAGGTATTCGTCATTGTCAGGTAATTTTCGGCAAGCTTCATCAAATTCGGTCTTGATGATATTGCCGTCCAGCTTAATAAGTTTTCCTTTTCCTCTAAGCATATTCGAAAACTTTTAGGCAAAATTACGAGTTTCAACGGAAACAACAAATTATTTTTAGAAATTATTTTTTCGATGTACATTCATATTTTGTTTTAATACTGGTTATCAGTGTTTTAAATCGTCTTAAATATGCACATCTTTTTTGAACAATTTTCGGCATTGCGTGCGTACCTTATAAATGAAATATTCTAGTTTCTGAAAGCAGTTGTTTTTCAATTTAACATTTTTATTTTGAATTTTCACCAAAAATATTTGGTATTCCAAAAATAGTCCGTATATTTGCAGCGGGTGACGAATTGAGAAATTGTGAAAGAATAATTGTAGGAGACAAGTGTAAATCTCCATGCAACATAAGAAGCATTGTAAGCATCTCAATTCGTCCAAAAAGCTTACAATGCTTCGTTGCATTTATTAGGCTACCTTGATTAGCCTATCTGAAAAGATAAGCGGCCTTGAGTCCTAAACTAACCAG